TCCTTTAGGAGTTCTAAATGACCAGAAATACTTTCTACCAATGTATTGTCGTTGGTTCTGGAGATTGGTAATGTTATAAACAAAGCCAAAGTAGTGCTGAATATCAGAAGAGTGAAAAGCTTTGCCATTATAAGTCCAGGGGTTTTCATAATCAATAGCCATATCCTACCATAGGTCTATGGCTTTATTTAGATATTCCAGATATTTTTACAATAATCTTTAATAGAACGGTCTGATGAGAAGAATCCCGACTTTGAAATATTAATTAAAGCCTTACGGTTCCAACTTTGACGATCCTTCCAGGCTTCACTTACAAGATCTTGAACACTCATATAATCATCAAAATCTGCCATTACAAAGAAAGGATCGTGACTCAGCAAATTATCCAATAATGGTTTAAATACATACCTATCACCACCACTAAAGTGACCACAAGTAATTAAATCCAATGCTTCCTGTAAATCAGATCCAACAAAATCTTGTGGATTATATCCATCATTTTTCATCTCTGTTATCCTATCTTCTGTCCTACCAAAAAGGAAGAAGTTTTCATCACCTACAAGATCACGAATCTCTACATTAGCACCATCTAATGTACCAATAGTCAAAGCACCATTCATCATGAACTTCATGTTCCCAGTGCCACTTGCCTCCTTACCAGCAGTTGAGATCTGTTCAGACAGGTCTGCAGCAGGATATACCTTCTCTCCTAACTTGACACTATAGTTTGGTAAGAATACTACACGTAACTTACCATCCATGTCAGAATCAGTATTAATAGTCTCTGCAACTCTACAGATAAATTGAATGATCAATTTTGCCATGTAATATCCAGGTGCTGCCTTACCACCAAAGATTACAGTTCTAGGAACAAAATTTTCACCTCTCTTAATACGGAGATACTGAACAATAACCCAAAGAGCAAGAAGATGTTGCCTCTTATATTCATGAATCCTCTTAACTTGAACGTCAAACATACTAGAAGGATCTACAGATATACCCATAGTTCTATGAATATAATCAGCAAGTTTATGCTTACCAAGAATCTTAGTCTCTGCAAATTTATTTAAAAGTTCTGGATCATCAACATCCAATGCTCTCAATTTATCCATATTGGTAATCCAATCTGGACCTATATGCTCATCAAGAACCTGTGTAAGAGGTGGATTAGAAGATGCTACCCATCTACGTGGAGTTACACCATTTGTTACATTAGTAAACTTATGTGATGAGAGGTCATAGAACTCAGGCATCAATTGAGTCTTAACTAATTCGGAATGTAATGCAGCCACACCATTAACATGATGAGATCCAACAGTTGCAAGGTGAGCCATACGGATAGACTTGTTACCACCTTCATCAATGATGGATAATTTCTCCTGCATACTATCATCACCAGGATATTGAAGTCTTACTGTCTGTAAGAACCTACGATTAATCTCATAAATGATCTCCATATGCCTTGGCAAGAGAGTCTTAAAGAGTTTAAGATCCCATTTCTCTAGTGCCTCTGGTAGAAGAGTATGATTAGTGTATGCAATGGATTTATGTGTTATCTCCCATGCATTTTCCCATTCAATATGTCTTTCATCAACTAAAAGACGCATTAATTCAGCAACAGCAATAGAAGGATGAGTATCATTCAACTGAACTTGATATCTGTTAGGGAATTCTTCTATAGGAACATCACACTTCTCTAGATTACGAATCATATCCTGCAGTGATGCACTAACAAAGAAGAACTGTTGCTTCAATCTTAATATCTTACCCTGGTCTGTACCATCATTAGGATAAAGAACCTTAGAAATAGTCTCAGAAGAGACACTTTGTTCTACAGAACCCAGATAATCTCCAATATTAAATGCATAGAAATCAAAAGTTTCAGTAGCATCAGCTCTCCATAATCTCAATCTATTACAACTATTAACTCTATATCCTAACTGCAACACATCATAAGGAACACCAACTACTTGCTCCTCAGGAACCCATCGAATTCTATAATTACCCTGATCAGAAGTATAATGCTCTACTTTTCCTCCAAATCCTACCAATACAGATTCATCAGGTTGACATAATTCCCAAGGCCATTCACCATGCAACCAATTATCAGTAATTTCTATTTGTTGATTTTCTTTTATAAGCTGCTTAAAGATGCCATACTTATACCTTATACCATATCCCGTAGCAGGCACCTGTAACGTCGCTAGAGACTCCATATAACAAGCAGCCAGACGCCCCAAACCACCATTACCTAGTCCAGGTTCCTCTGCTAGTTCATACACCTGTTCTAAAGTCAAGTCATGCTCAGATACTGCTTCCTTTGCTTCATTCTCAATTCCTAAATTAAGAAGATTGTTAGCAAGTTGAGGCCCAATAAGAAACTCTGCTGACAAATATGCTACTTCCTTCTGAACTTTACAAGCTTCAGGAGCAAGATAATAAGACATCATCTGATCTCTTACAGCATAACACAATGCCATATAAACATCATGAGCACTAGCACTCTCAGGACGCTTTCCTAAGGTATAAAATAGACGCTCATTGATACCATTATACAGATTATTTTTCATTATAATTTAAATCCTGAAAAAGTATCCTTCTTAACATCTTGCTTAATACCACCTACTACATAAGATTCTACCTCAGTTTCCTGGGGTGCCACCTGAAGTCCTTTAGAAGAAATCCAATGCTGTGTCCATGGTAAAGGATTATGACTTGCGGGAATATCATAAACTGGTTTTAACCCAATTGATTTTAATCTCCTATTGGCAATCCACTCCACATACTGATGAAGAAGTTTATCATTTAATCCTACCATACTTCCATCTTTAAACAAATAATCTGCCCATTTCTTCTCTTCATTTACACACATATCAAACTGCTTATAAGTCCACTCTTCTTCCTCTTTCATAATTTTTTGCATATCAGGATCATCACCTTTAGCCCAATTGTTTAAAATGTGCTGGGTGAGAACAAGATGTTGATTCTCGTCTCTGGCAATAAGGGAGATAATCTTTGCTGAACCTTCCATGAGTTTAAGTTCACCAAAAGCAAAACTACAAGCAAAAGAAACATAAAACCGTATCCCTTCCAATATATTGACATTTGCTACTGCTCGATAAAGTTTTCTTTTTAATTCTTTTATATCCCATTGTGCAGTTGGAGAATCTTTAAAATCCGGTCTCCATTGATTACCTGATCCATATTGATGGGCATCATTAATAAAGTCATCATATGCTTCTGTAACACTCTTAGAACGTTCTAGAATCTTATCATCTCTAAGAATAGTATCAAATACCTCACTAGGATCTGAATATACATTCTTAATAATATAGGTATAGGATCGACTATGAATCATCTCCATAAATCCCCACACTTCCATACATGCTTCCAACTCAGGTAAGGAACAGTAAGGAATAAATGCCATACCAGGACCACGACCTTGAACTGAATCAAGCATAATCTGATACTTCAAATTAGAAGAATAGATATGCTTCTGTTCTGGACGCAATGTTTGATAATCTCCTCTATCTTTCTGAAGTGATACCTCTTCTGGTCTCCAGAAATATCCTAACTGTTGAGTAGTTAACCGATCAAAAGCAGGATACTTATATGAATCATATCGCTGAACACCAAGAGGTTTACCAAAAAACATTGGCTGCTTTTTGGTATCTACTTCACTCGTATTAAATACAGTTATTCCTTTAATTTCAGACTGCACAGGACTCACACTCCCCTTCATCAGCGGTACTTAATTCATCAAGTAATTGATTTAATTTTGTCTTTCCTTGCACACCCACCTCCGATATATTATCATGCCAGCCAATAGGATGTGCTGGTTGATCATCACTCTTATTATCATATGTATTCTGATAATAAGAAGTCTTCCAACCATACTTATAAGTTGTTAAAAGATCATTTGCCATTACGCTAACAGGAACTTCAGAGTTCTCGTAATGCTCCGGATTATAGGACCAATTTCCAGAAATCGCTTGATCAAAGAACTTCTGCATAACAGCAACAATATT